AGCGAACCGCCTACGACCTTGCCGAACTGCGCTTCGATACCTGCATGGATTTCGTTCTTGTTGCTTGTTACTTTGCCGTTCTTTGATGCTGACATGATGACCTTCAATCTGTGCGATAATCGCACACGAACCGCGCTAGGCGGATGAGTCGCTCGACCCATGAGAAAAGAATACAGGAAAGCACCCCAAAAGCAAGCACCCCAAGAAAACACCAGACCCGCGCGCCCTGCCCCTAAATGTTGCGTAAATCGCCCCGACCTAGATCCAAAAAAGCCAGGAGACAAGCTTCTCCCCCAAAAAAAATGCACACTTTCACGCATAAAAAATGCAATAAATGAGAGACAAAAAAAGAAAACAAAAGCACCAGAAAACCGAAAGAGACAAAGCCCGAAAGTGTTGCTTAATTCCCCGAAGCCTCGAAGGGATACGGGAAGCCCGAACGGGAAGCCTCACCAGATACCCGCCTCAGATAGTCCACCAACACAAACCGAGAGCCATAAGCCCAGCGCGAAAAAATCGCGCCTCGCTTCGCTCGGAAAAAGATTAATAGCGCTAGCGCGCTCTTTATTAAAGACGGGCAGGGCCAGCCCTGCACCCGCCGCTCGCCGCGGAGGCACGCGTTCAATCGCCACGCGTGGCTACAACGGAGTCGCTGCGCGACCCCAGTTGTTATAGCGCTGGCGCGCTAAACTATATACTATCGCAAGAAAATATTTTTACAGTATTACGGGAATGTCCCGTATTGTCCGTATTTATACACATAATTCTAGTGACCTTGGTCACATTCTGCACATCAGTGCGTTCGTTTTTCTATTCTGAACGGGTTAGTATATATGTAACGATAAACGAACGGCAAGTACGAAGTGAGTTTATCTGACTGTGAGTGGGTGGCTAAGACAGACCGTAAGGGCTGGCTTGGATGCCAGCCACGAACACTCGAGGGGGTAGCGAGGTGCCTAAAGGCACCGAGCGATAAGGGGGATATTCCCTCGATTTAATAGGGGATTTTAAGAGGGAGTTATTATGGCTGCCAAGGGTGGTAAAGAACATCACAATGTGGTTGCCTTGCGTGAGGCTAAGGCCAAAGTACTAGAATTTGTGAAGCAAGGGCTCGACCTGCCAGATGCTATTTCCAGGGCAGATCGTAAGCCTGATGTGATGAAGGACTGGCGCAAGGACGAGCAGTTCATGAAGGCGCTTGAGAAAGCCCGCACTGAGGGTGAGAAGACCCTCTCTATCGTCACAGGGGACGCTAAGTTTAAGATAGGCTTTGAGGAGTTCTCCAAGGAGTTCCTTGACAGCCCTATCTTTGATCATCACCGTTCCTGGATTGATGTCCTAGAAGGACGTGAGCCAAGTTACATTCACGACTCGATGGTTTATGAGCCAGCCTCGCCTAAGCGCCTTCTTCTAAATGTACCCCCCGAGCATGCCAAGTCTACCGTCATCACGGTCAACTACTGTGTCTATCGCATTGCCATGGACCCCAACATCAAAATTACCATCGTCTCAAAGACTCAAGAGCGCGCCAAAGAATACTTATACTCAATCAAGCAGCGCCTGTCTCATGAGCGGTGGGCTAAAATGCAAGCCGTCTATGGTTCTGTCGGTGGATGGAAAGAAGATGCTGATACCTGGAAGGCTGATCGTATCTATCTCAGCCGCGATTCCACAGAGAAGGACCCTACTGTTCAGGCTCTGGGTGTTGGTGGTCAAATCACTGGTGCACGTTCTAACCTTATTATTTTGGATGACGTCGTTACTACCTCAAATGCCCATGAGTGGGAGAAGCAACTCCTCTGGCTCCAACGAGACGTCGTTACACGTCTAGGTGATTCTGGTAAACTACTAATCGTAGGAACCCGTATTGCCTCTAATGATCTTTATCGAGAGATTCGCAATCCTGAACACTGGACGGGTGGTAAGACACCGTTTACATATATGTCTATGCCAGCAGTATTGGAGTATGATGATGACCCAGAGAAGTGGGTTACCTTGTGGCCTAAGTCCAATGTACCCTGGGAGGGTTCAGAAGAGAACATCCTTCCAGATGCAGACGGTCTTTATCCTAAGTGGAATGGGCCCGCGCTGTTTCGCAGACGTTCTGAGGTCTCTCCGAGTGCGTGGGCATTGGTTTATCAGCAACAAGACGTCCAAGAAGATTCCATCTTTCCACCTTCGTGTGTCCAAGGTTCAGTCAACAGGATGCGTAAGCGTGGGCCTCTAAAGCCTGGCACTCCTGGGCATCCCAAGGAGCAAGGTCAGTGGTATACCGTAATGGGCTTAGACCCAGCGATGAGTGGTAATACCGCTGCTGTTATTATGACGGTTGACCGTCAGACAAGAAAGCGCTACATCCTTGATGTGGAGAACATGCAAGAACCTACTCCACAGAAGATTCAAAAATTGATTGAGGCATGGGTTGATAAGTATCGACCTCAGGAACTGCGTATTGAGACGAACGCGCATCAGAAGGCTTATGCCTTAGATGAGAATCTACGCACTTACCTAGCCTCGGCGGGGGTCAGATTCTCTAGTCAGTTCACTGGCAGAAATAAATGGGACACCTCTTTTGGTGTTGCTGCTATGTCTGGACTGTTTGGAACAATGCGTGGCACTAATCATCAAAGCGATAACTTAATTGAAATTCCATCTCAGGATGGTTCTGAAGGTATCAAGGCTTTAATCCAGCAATTAATAACCTGGAAGCCTGATACTAAAGGTAAGACAGACTGCGTAATGGCACTGTGGTTCTGCGAACTACGTGCGCGCGAAGTAATAGGCACCACAAGAATGAGCCAGAGCCATATCCCAAACAAGTGGGCTACGGCAAGACAGCAAAGTACTCGTTACGTTGTAAATCTCAACGATTACGAATTTGCTCAATACGAACAATAGGAGAAAGAAATGGCAGCAAGATCAGCAGATTCAGCGCGCGCTAAGAACACAGCCTCAGTTGCACGCAAGTCTTCAGTAGCAAAGTCAAGAGCAGCAGATGCATCAGCACGCGCATCAATGCCTAAGATGGTAAAGAACGTTGTATCACAGGCTACAATTAACAAGATTAAGTCAGACGGAATGACAGCAGCACTTGCAAAGGTTGGTGCTGGTAAGGCATCAGCAACATACACAGAGGGTGTAAAGCGTATGTACGGTGCTAAGCGTATCGTTACAGCAAAGAACAAGGCTGCAAACGCAGCCAAGTCAGGTCGCTCAAACTCACCATACGGTTTCGGTGGAACAGGTACACCTGGCAAGCGCAGCAGTGGCGGACGTTCTTCGTCATCAATGTAATTAATACAACGATTAGGAGAATAAAGTGCCAACAAAAAAGAACCCTGCACCTAAACTAGTTATTCCTAAAAAATGGCGTATGCCTAATATACCAGGAACTACTGGTCGTATAGACACATTGCCTATCAGACCAGGAGATAAGCCTGGTACTCGGATTAATTTATCTAAGACAAATAATCGTCGTACAGCACGTTAAGTAATTTTTAATCAATCGATAGGACAATAATGGCAGACATCAAGATTATCGCGCGCCGCGTGGAGGCTATGAAGCATCGTGCTGCAGAGCGCGATAGCAACATGGCCAGCATATTGGCCGTGCGCCAAGGAAAAATGGTTGAGGTATTCCCTGACCTATTTCCTGAGGGCATGGACAAGGCTATGGTTGCAAACTTTGTTGATGTTGCAGCACGTGACCTTGCAGAAGTTTTAGCACCGCTACCTTCTGTTAACTGCACTGCAGTAAACGTCACATCAGATCGTGCTCGCCAATTTGCTGATAAGCGTGCGATGATTGCTAACAATTATGTTTACCAATCACGCTTGCAGACTCAGATGTATCCAGGTTCAGACCAGTACTTCTCCTATGGTTTTCTACCTATCCACGTCGAACCAGACTGGGAAAACAATCTCCCACGAATTCGAGTAGAAGACCCTCTAGGTGTGTACTTCGAGAATGACCGCTTTGGTCGTGTAGTTGCTTATGCTAAGCGCTACTCAAAGACTATTGCAGAACTTGTTAATGAATTTCCTGAGCACCAAAATGCAATTATGGGACGCTGGGGTACAGAGCAAAATCTTAATGCCCCAGTAGATATTATTCGCTACATGGACAAAGAGGTAATTGCTCTTTACATGCCTGCTAGAGATAATCTAATTTTGTCATCTGCTAAGAACCCAATGGGTAAGATGACTGTTCGTATCGCGCTTCGTCCATCACTAGATGGTGAACCACGCGGTCAGTTTGATGATGTTTTATTTGTACAGTTGGCACGCGCACGATTTGCAAACCTTGCTATGGAAGCAGCCGAAAAGGCTATCCAAGCACCGCTTGTTGTGCCTGATGATGTTTTAGATATGCCAATGGGTCCTGATGCGATTATCAGAACCAGCCAACCAAACGCTGTCGGGCGTGTCCGTTTGGATATTCCCGCTGCTACTTTCCAGGAGCAAGCAGCACTCCAATCTGAGTTAAGACTCGGTGCTCGTTATCCAGAAGGTAGAACAGGTAACATCGATGCCAGCATTATTACTGGTCAAGGTGTTCAAGCACTTCTAGGCGCCTTCGACTCTCAGATTAAGGCTGGTCAAACCATCCTTGCTGAGGTGTTTGAAGATGTCTTGAAGTTGTGCTTTGAAATGGATGAACTCCTTTTCAATCAAGAGAAAAGTGTCAGAGGTGTAGCGCAAGGCACACCGTACGAGTTAAAGTACATGCCAAGCAAGGACATTAAGGGCGATACTTCGGTAGAAGTCCGATATGGCTTGATGGCTGGATTAGACCCTTCGCGTGCTCTGATTTTCTCATTACAAGCACTGGGTGCAGACTTAGTGTCAAAGGACTTCATTCGTCGCGAACTTCCATGGAGCGTAAACGTTTCACAAGAAGAACAACGCATTGAAATTGAAAAGATGCGAAACAACTTAACCGCTGCGATTACAGCAAGCGCGCAGGCTATTCCTGCGATGGCTGCACAGGGGCAAGACCCATCTCCACTTATTAAGAATATTGCTGACATCATTGAGCGTCGTCGCAAAGGTGAAAGCATAGAGGCTGCTGCATTGGCCGTGTTCACTCCTCCCGAGCCTGAACAACCAGTACAGCCAGAGATGGCTCCACCAGGCACACAGGGCCCAGTTGAGAATGCGCCCCCGTCCCCAGCAACTCCTGGACAACCCTCTGGTGGAGCCCCTCAACAAGGAGCAGCACCAGACTTAGCAACAATTTTAGCAGGCTTAGGATAAGGAAACCAAATGGCTACAAGGAAGAAAAAAGTAGTTGATGAAGACTACTCAAAACTAGACCAGTACGCTATTGAATTACATGAATTTTATAAATCTTTGCGTAAAGCAGGGTTTACAATTGATAATGCATTGTGGATTTTATCTGCAACAGAGATGCGTCCTCAATGGATGGTTTCAGCACCAACACTAGAAGACGTTAGAAAACACTTAGAAGAGGACGAGGACTAAAATGGCAACAGATCAACCTGGAGGTCCAGGAAAGTTCGCTCGTCGTAATGACTTGGGTAATGTAAAAAAGATTCAGCGTGATGCTAAGATTCAAGAATCTACTGGCGGTGCTTATGGGCAACGCGCAGAACTTCAAGGACTAGCAGGTGGTGCTCCAATGGCACAGGCTCCTTCTCAACCAATGTCTGCACCTACTCCTGTAGTCGGTGCGTTTGAACCTACACAGCGTCCTGACGAACCAGTAACTGCTGGCATCAACGCAGGTGAAGGTCCTGGTTCAGAAGTATTGATGACTCCTATTGATGCACCTGACCAACTATCAGTTCTTGCACGCGCTATGTACATGGCAAATCCAACTCCACAACTTCGACGTATTGTAGAAGCATTCGACGAAGAGGGGCGCTAATTGCCATCTTTAGATTACTGGAATCCTGAGAAGAATAAGAAACTTAAAACAACAAGTATCTTTAACAATCCTCAGTTGCAGATGGACCGTTTGATTCAGTCTGAGATGAGCGCGCTCACTCCTACCCAATATCAAACATTTACTGCATTCATGTCACGCTACCCTAATCAGAGCAAAGACTTTATCATGTCTGCTGTTCGCATGGGGTTTTCACCTGACACACCAGGAATCGGTAAACTTGCATCTATTGATGGACTTGCACAATTAAAACAAGATTTAACTAATCAAAAGAATATCAAGTCAAGTATTGAAAAAGACAAGACACTTGCTGGCGATATTCGTGATGGATTATACTCAGTACTTAAAGGAACGACTCGTGTAGGTTTTGCTGCTACTCGTTCTATCTATGATTCTCTTACTACTCTTGGTCGCGATGCTTATGCTATCTCAACTGGTAAGAATGCTCCAGGTTTTGATGAAGTACTTTCAAATGTATCACAAAACATCATGGGTGAAACAACCCAACTAGGGCAATTAACTCGTGCATTCCTTAAAGACCCTACAAATGTTGATACTGGTTCAGGTTTCTTTTTATCAAATGACTCAGCAGTTTTCAAAGCACAGGCTAAAGCCATGGCTGCTTATGGACAAATCAATGGTAAGTCCTTCACGCTAGGTCGTGGATTGATGACTACTGTTGGAGCAGACCCTAATAGTACTACATACCGCGTAATGTCTGGAATTGTTGATGCTACAATCAATATTGGAACAGACCCATTAACATATCTTGGACCTGGCGTACTTACAAAGATTGGCCGTGGCGGAAAAGAACTTAAGGCTGCTAAGGCTGCAGCACAACGTGAAACTGATCGTATTGCTGCTGAATTCAAAGAGCGCACAGGTCTTTCTGCAGATGAGAAGGCTCTTCTTGCAGAACGTACTGCTGGCGCTAAAGAAATTATTCGTCAAGCAGAGGTTGCATACCTAAAGGCAGATGAAAAGTTTGCTAAAGCAGCAGAAGCACGTAATGCTGCAGAAATCTCTAAGGCACAGAAGCAACTTAACGCTGGTATTAAGAATGAACAGAATCTTGTCAATGGAGAAGGTGTTGCTGTAACAGAACAAGCAGTAGCAGAGTTCGTTTTTGATGCTATGAATACTGGAAAGCAATCTGATGTTGTTGACCAACTCAGCAGATTATCTGCAGATTTCTTTAACACTGGTGAAGGCTTTACTGCTGCAGTGTTCTTTGATGATATTCCTGAGGCTGGAAAACTAACATTTGCTACTCGTGGTAATGATGAGTTCGTAGTGCAGTTTACTCCTGGCAAGAAGAAGCCAATTGTAGTAGATATGGCTGCTGATTTTACACAGGTCACAGGCAAGGCTGCTCAAAAAGAACTTAATAATCGTGTTGCACTTCGCGATTTTCTGTTAGAAAAGTCAAATGATTTTGAACTTCCAGGACCTACACGCGATGCATTCTCTACACTTGCTAATGATATTGATGAGTCACTACGACTTATTGATAGCGTTTTAGGTGGCACGCCTGAGTCATTGGGTTCATTCGTAGGTAAGATTGCCGCTGCTAAGACTCCCCAGGCTACAGAACTTGTCATTGATGCTATCCAGGATATCTGGAAGGCAGACATTTTTACTAACATTCGTAGTATCTATGGTGAAACTGGTGGAGTAGCAATCACTAATGGTGATTTAATTGCTGCTCGCGGTGTTAAGGCTAGCGAAGTTTTAGCAGAATCTACTCAGATTGGTGCTGGGGCAGCATTTAATATTACCAAAGCAATGGAAAAGTCTGATGCACGCATGATTAAGTTGCAAAAGGCTGTAGATGATGCACAAAAGAACCTAGAAGATACTAAAAGACGTCTAGGAGACATCACTAAGTTGCGTACTTTTGCACAACGTGACCCAGATTTAGTAGCACAAATAGTCAATGACCCTAACAATGCAGGTCTAAAGAACATTATTGACCTAGAACTTAAGATCGGTGAGGCTAGATTTGCTGATGAATGGACTCGTGCTGAGGTTGGTCTAGTAGATACCTTTGGTGGAGGTCTATCTGCTGATGGAACTAAGGCTATGAAGTATCTTTTTGGTCGTAAGTTCCAAGCAATCGCTGAAGTTGTTGCTAATGAGACTAATGCTATGCGTGTACACCGACTATTTGGTCGTAAACTAGATGTTGACCTAACTCGTGAACTAGCAGATGCTACAACAACTGACCAAGTTATCTCAATTTTCTTGCGTCACCTAGCATCTCCAGAGACTGACCCTATTATTGCGCGTTCTATGCTTATGCGTACTGAACTTGCACTAGGAAGCAAGTCTCCTGTTATCAAAGTTACAGATAAAATTAACATTGATGCAATCAAATGGGTTGAAAAAGCAGAAAAAGCATTTAGTAATATCTATGTACGCTCTACAGTTCTACCTTTAGGTGACTTAGATCGTCTTGTTCCTGGTCTTAATGACTGGTTTACTACCGCTAAAGTGCCTCAGGAAGTAGTAGATGACATCCTCAATCAGGTCATCCGTGAGTCAGATTACACTACTCGTTCTAAGATTATCATGGACGGAATGAAGGTTGCACAACAGAACCTTGTTGATTTATACGGTAAAGGTGACCCTGAACTATCAAAGGTTTTGGAGCAAGTACTTAGAGTCGCTGGTAAAGAGCAGGCTATTGTTAGACAGTACAATGTAGCAAAATTGGCTACTGGTACTACACCTACAATGATGCTACATGATGGCAGTTTGCTGCCTATGACTGGTGCTAACTATGCTCACCAGTTCCTAGATGATGTTATTCAGTTGCGTGATACTAAGCCAATCGTACAGGCTATTAACAAGTATAACCGTAACTCTCAATTATTTGGTAAGGCACGTGCGGCTAAGGTTGCTGCAGATGAGATTGGTGACTACTGGCGTACTGCTCAGTTGGCATTCCGCGTATCTTACACAATGCGTAATATTGGTGAAATGCAACTTCGTCAGTTCTTCTCAGGACATGACAGCATTTTTAAGAACCCACTAAGTTACATTGCAATGGCAATGGCTGATACTAAAGGCGGCTCTATGCAGCAGTTGGCTGCTCGATATGCCAAGTATCAGAATGATATCTTTGGTACATCCTTCAAGGACCCACAGGCTGATGCTTTATTTACAGAAGCAGTCGATGAGTACCTACAGTTTACAAAGCGTAGTATCTCTGCAGGAGACCCACGTACAGCATTCGTTGGTAAAATCTATGAAGTAGTAGATAACATGCACCCTGATTACTACAACGCTTTGGCTGTTAGCCTAATGCGTTTTGCATCAGATGACCTAATGCCACTTGTGGCTCGTGCTACTACACCTGAATTACAGGGTTCTACTATCAAGTACCTTACAGAAACTAAAGAAGGATTAGAACTTCTTGAAAAGATTCAAAAGGGTGCACGTCTAAGCAAAGACGAAGGACGCGGAGTTATGTCTGACTTTGACATGATTCTTCTTAAAGACCCTTCTAAGCCTTTTAGCAAGAAGAACATTAATACTGAAAACTTATTCAGATACCTATTTGATGAACAATCAACTGCAAGTTACAAGTATGCATTGAATGCTCTTACAGGCAATGGTGGTAAGGCAGACTTTATACGCGCACTACTTGCAGGAGAAAGAGTAGTATTTGGTTCAGGTGAAGATGCAATTGCTATGGCAATTCCTTCATACAAGCGTATTGCAAACATTAATGACATGAAGACTCTTGACATGCCTTTCAAGCGTCAATTAGAGAATTTCTTTCCTCGTGAAGATATGACTGGTGGTAGTGCATTACTTGCATCATCTAAGCGTTTTGCTGATGCAGATGAAAAGCAACTCACTAAGGCAGTTGACTGGTTCTTTGACCTTAACACTAAACTTGAAAACGTCGTCAACTTTGGCCCAGAATACCGTATGGCTTACTGGGACCATGTAGGTCGTTATGCGACTATGCTTGATACAGATGATCTTTTGGTTGCACTTAAGTCTGCTCGCGAAAGCCTAGACGGAATCAAAATTGGTGGAAAGGCTCTTAAGAAGCATCCAACTATTAAGTTCATGGAGAAAGAACTTGCTCGTCGTGGTGATGACTATGTGCATGAAGCAGGTATCACACTACAGCAGTTAAACTCTATGTCTGCTAAGAATGCTTCTGCGTATACAAAGGGCTTGTTCTATGACGCATCTAAGCAACTACAGTCTGCACAGGCTCTACGCTTAGTATTCCCGTTCATCCAAGCACAGTTCAATACTATTAAGAAGTGGGGCGAACTGTTTGTAAAGAACCCTGCAAACTTCTATAAGTTGGGTCGTGCATACAACTCACTTACTCAAGAAGGAACCAGCGCTAT